CATCTCCGAGATGGAAAGCGGCAAAGAACAGCGGCGGACGATGTGGTCGTCTGGGTTGGCTCAATTCACCGTCCGCAAGCGGTTCGTCAGCACCGCCGACATTCAGTCCCTGCGCAGTTTCTTCAAGGCCCGGCAAGGGGCTTACGACCTGTTCTGGTTCGACAACCCGGACGACAACCAGGTGACGGATGAAGCGGTGGGTACTGGCAACGGCGCCGCGACGGTTTTCAACCTGGCCAAATATCCCGTGCAGACGGGCGCTTCCTTTTCCTTCAAGGTCAATAGCATGCCCGTCTCAGCGGCGCTTTCCAACGACAACGTGAACTTCAGGGGCACCGTGACTTTCGCCGCGCCCCCGGCCTCGGGGGCCGTGATCACCGGGACGTACAAGTTCTACTACGTTGTCCGGTTTCTCGAAGACATTCTGGTTCGGTCCTTGACCCAGTTCGGCCTGTACGAGTTCGAAGCCAAGCTGCAGGAGGTGCGACTCTGATGGCCTACTCGCTTCCAGCTCCGCTCGTCACCGAGAAAGCCAAAACGCAGATCGCGATTGCAGAACTCTTCGACTTCCTGCTGGATACGCAGACCCTGCGATTCACCAGCTACACGAAGGACGTGAATTTCTTCGATTTGAACGGCACCCCAGCCATTTACACGGCGATTCCGCTGACCCGAGATGGGGCGCAGACGAACCTGGACATGCGGGTCGATGCGATCCAGGTGACGGTCGATAACGTGACCAAGGCGATGTCGAGTTACATCGCCAACAACGAGTTCCGGGGCCGCCGGCTCGTGATCCGGCGGGTGTTCATCAATCTGCTCTCGGACGGAACCTACTACCAGCCGATCTTCGATGGGGTCATGGACAAACCTTTGATTGGCAACACACGGGCCCAAATCGAGGCGGTCAGCCGGTTGGGGTTCCTGCAGCGGATGGGCCCCCGTCGGATGTACCAACTGCGGTGCAACTGGCGGTTCGCCGTGGCACCTCCCGACTCCGGCTGCGCCAACGGAATCTCGGCCATTACCCTCAAGGACAAGAAAACCGTGCAGACCGTGGATGCCGGATCCACCACGACCGTCGTCAAAGATGCCGATCGGGCGGAAGCGGCCAGCTACTGGAAGATCGGGATCGTTACCTTCACCGGCGGGACGGCCGCCAACATTGGAGTTAAGCGCCGGGTCATTGCTTCTCAAACGGGACAGTTCACCGTGGATGTCGCCTTACCGGCGGTGCCGGCGGCCGGGGACGTTTACGAGCTTGAACGGGACTGCGATTTGAGCTTTGAGGATTGCCAGAGCCGATTTGCCAACACCGCCAACTTCGGGGGATTTCCCTCGATCCCGATGGAGCTCGTTTACAAGGGATGAGCATCCGCATCGATCCGGACAGTCTGGTTTCAAAGGAATTCATCGGAATTCCCTATGTCCCGAAGGGGCGCAGCTTCGAGGGCTGCGACTGCATCGGGTTGGTCATTCTTTGGTTCAAGCAGAACGGCTATGACCTCGGCAACGCTGGCTCGGAGCACTACGGCCAGGACTGGAGCGACGAGGATCCGCAACGGTACCTAAAAATACTCCTCGACTACGGAGAGTTCGTGGACTTCCGGCAGATGCAGCCCAACGACGTTTTGATGATCTTGAACCACGATGAGGATCCGAAGAAGGATTCCAAGTACGTGGACTCGATCGCCGTCGTGATCGACCCGGGCCATTTTCTCGTGACCACCCGAGAGCAGGGCAGCCGGATCGGCACGTTCATCGTGCAGAACTTGCGGTACTTCGTGGGAGCGATCCGCCCAAAATTTGATGAGAACAAACGACTTGTCAAAAGAAAAGAATAATCCGCCGCGGCTTGAAAAGCTGCTGGCCACCGGCCGGTTCGATCCGGAGGAAGTTCACGGGCCGGCGATCCCTCTCATCATCGGCTTGGCGATTGGTGCGGCTGGAGGGGCGGCAGGGGCCGCCTTCGTTGGGGCCAGCCTCATCACCGGCGCCTTGATCGGCGCTTTGGTCGGCGGCACGTTCGGCATGTTCCTGGGCGGCGGCCTGCAACCGCCGTCGGTGGACGCCCCGACGTTCGGCGGGACCGGTGACACGGCCGAGAGCCCCCGTTATTCCTTTGGCCCCATGGACAACACCATCTCGAACGAAATCCCCGTCCCGGTGATTTACGGGACTGTCCGATATGGCGGTAACGTCATCTGGCAGACGGATCCGGGCGAAACGATCAAGCAGGTGGTCGCCATCTGCGAAGGGGAGATCCAGTCGCTTGCCAACATCAAGATCAACGACCAGTCGGTGGGATCTCTGTCGGGGGTCAGCGTCGACGCCTATACCGGGACCGCCGCCCAGGGAGTGGACAACCGCGCGCCGACCAGCGGAACCAACTCCATCCCGTCGCTTCGATTTGTCGCCTACCTGGCCGCGACCTTGACCGCCAGCGACAAGCTCCAAGGCAAGGCAGTGACCACCGTGGATGTGCAGGGCTTGAAGGTCTCGACCTGGAACGGCTCGGCGTGGTCATCTGGGCTCTCCTGGTCGAACAATCCGGTCGCCTGCATCCGGGACTACCTGACCAACAAGCGGTACGGGGTCGGGCTCGACCCGTCGCTTCTGGAGAACGCCTCCTTCGGCGCCGCCTACGACCACTGCGACGTGCTGGTGGATAACGGAACCGGCGGCACCCACAAGCGGTACCAATTGGACCTGGCCATCGACGCCCGGCGGCCGCACCTGGACGTCCTGCGGGACATGCTGATCGCCTGCAACGGGTACTTCGTCTTCTCCGGCGGCAAGATCAAGCTGCGGATCTTGGGACTCAGCGATGCCATCCAGCACGCCTTCACCGAGGACAACATCGTCAAGGACAGCTTCAGCTACCGGCTGGTGCCGCAGGACGAGCGGCCGAACAACGTGTCCGTCAAGTACGTCGACCCGGCCCAGAACTGGTCGAAGATCGACGTGATCGTCAACGACGCCATCGACCAGCAGCAGAGGGAAGCGTTGCTGCTGGAGAACGTGGTACCCCTCGAGGTCCAGGCGATCGGCATCACCCGCCAGCAGCACGCCTTGCGGCTCGCCACGCTGTTTTTGAACCAGTCCCGGTTCGAAAGCGTCATCGCGACCTGGAAAGGCGGCCACGACACGATCCATCTGGAGGTGGGCGACATCACGACCTTGACCCACTCCACCCCCGGCTGGACGGTGAAACCGTTTCGGATTATGCAGGTCAGCGATGACGAGATCGGCGAGCGCACCTTTATCGCCCGCGAGTTCAACAGCTCTCTCTACAACGACCAGACTGACACAGGGATCCAGAACTTCAACTACGGCACGCCCAACTCGCCGTTCGACGTGCCTTCCAATGTGAGCATCCTTATGCTCACGGAGGACGGCCTGCTCCAGAAGGACGGCGTTTTTGTGGACCGCATCCTCGTCCAGTGGACCGAGCCGCCGGATCCGGCGTTCATCCGGGGCTACGAAGTGTCCTGGACCGAGGATGGCGGATCTTCGAAAGTGCAGGCGGGGGTCGAACGCGGCACCAACAAGGTGCTGCTGCCCGGAGCGAAGGTGGGCAGCATCTACGTCATCAAAGTCGTTACGATCTCCATGGCGGGGATCCGCTCGAGCGGGGTCACCGCCACAGTCACCACGACTGGCAAAAACAGCTTCCCCTCGGATGTCACCGGATTCGCCGTGGCGTTCGCCGGAGACCACTTGCATTTTAGCTGGGTCGAGCCCCCGGATGTGGACATCTGGGGCTATGAGATCCGAGAGGGCCCTTCTTGGAACACCGGGATTGTCATCGCGACCAAGATCGCCACCACTTCCTACGATCTGTTTGCATTCTCCGCTGGTACGAGGGTCTATTGGATTAAGGCCATCGATACCGCAGGCAACTACTCCCTCAACTCCACTGCGGCCAGCATCACGATCACTGCCGTTCCGCAGGCCAATGTGGTTTTGACTTACAACGACTTCCTCGAAGGACCCACCGGGACGTTAAGCGGCGAGGCGATGGTCAAGTGGACGAAAAACTACAGCGACAGCTATTTCCGCCGAGCCGTTGGGTTGCGGACGTCCACTCGGTGGGCCACCAAGACCGGCACGTGGGCCCAGGCATCGACCGCGGGGGATCTGTTCGACACGCCTATCGCATCGCTCACTGGCCAGTACGTCTCCGGAATCGTCGACATCGGCGCCGTCCTCACCATCCAGATCACCCTCAACCTGAAGATCGCCAACGTTTCCGGCGGGTCGCTGCTTGTTGAGATGCGTAGCTCCAACGACAACGTGACCTGGGGAGCGTACCAGAACTTCACGCCGGGGCGGTACACCGGCCGATATTTCCAGTTTCGGCTGACCTTATCGACGACCAATCCCTTGTACGACATGGAGCTGTACGATTTCCAAGCGGTCTTCGACGCCGACGACCTGATCCAGTCGGGTGCTGGAGTGAGTGTGGCCGCGGCAGGAACCACGATCACGTTTCCGATCGCCTTCAACGCACCCGCTACCCTCATCTCGGTCGTAGTGACCCCGCAGAGCTCCCTGATCTCGGAAGTGGTCAGCGGCAGCAAAACCAAGACGAACTTCCAAGTGAAGGTGAAGGACCCGGCGACGCTTGCCTACACGACGGGAGTCGTCGACTGGTACGCGAAAGGATACTGACATGGCTAAAGCGACATTTCCAGCGCAATCACAGACAGTTTCAGAATCGACGAAGCCAGCCGATGCCGACGGGTTTGTAGCGAGCGACCACCGCAACGCCTACAGCGCCATCTATCAAGGGGATTTGGGGGTTTTAAGGCCCCGAGCAAAATCGTCGGCCACCCTGGCGATCAATGTCGCATCAGCGGAGATCGAGGGGTTCTTCCGGAACGTCTACTGGAACAGCACACATGTGAAGTTCGCCGGCGGGGACAGCCCGAACTTTTCCGCTCCATCAAGTAATCCGAGAATCGATCTTTTGGTCTTGGATGTGAGCGGCGGGTCGACAGGAACTCTTACCCGCATCGCAGGAACGGAAGCGGCCAGTCCGACGGAACCGGCCTTGCCGGATCTCAAGACGAATGTCCCGCTCTGCTACGTCTACAACCGGGTCGGTCAGGCGAAGATCGTCAATTTCGAGGATTCAGGCGCCAATCCGACGGAAGGGTACATCTACCGTGACGTGCGGCCGTGGGTTCCACCAGGAGGAGGGGTTTCCTTCGGAGTCACTCCCGGTAACTCAGCGATCGGGGATGCAGCGGCCGAGGGAAGCAACTCATCTGCTGCCCGGGCGGATCACCAACATGGGCGAGAAAGTGCAGGGACGCCAGTCACTCAAGCGTTTGCCGATGCTGCTGCAGCCGGTTCAGCGGCCACAATCTCTAAAAGCGACCACCGCCACGGCATGCCAGCCAAACCGGATAGCGGCTGGAACAACATGCAGGTTTTCACCTCTAACGGGACGTGGACTCGGCCGGCTGGAGTGAACAAGGTTCTTGTCAAAGTCTGGGGAGGTGGCGCCGGCGGTGGAGGAGGTGGTGGTGGAAATGGAGGACTTGGTTCAGTTCCAAAGGGCGGCGGTGGTGGTGGTGGGGCTGGCGGATATTCCGAAGCTCTTGCAACAGTCACCGGAAATGTCACCGTTACAGTTGGAGCAGGGGGTGGAGCAGGGTCCTCTGGTGGGACTTCAAGTTTCGCAGCTTCTGCGACTGTTCAGGCAACTGGTGCCTCTACTGGAAGTCCAAATTCTGAAGAGGCTGGTGGGGCTGGCGGTGCTGGTGGAGTTGGATCGAATGGGGATCTGAACTTAACTGGCGAAACTGGCCAACGTGGGCAGAGTGGTTCGAATACTTCTGCCTCCGGTAAATACGGTGGTAACGGTGGACACGGTGCATCTGCTGGATTTGGTGGTGGTG